GAAGCCAACAAGTTTTCCCCTGCAGGTGAACGTATGGGTGCTCTACCTACTGGCGAAGGCCCTGTCCTGCAACGTGTGGACACTCCGATCCTGACTGGTCCGGCGAGCAACGTAATCAGCACCGAGAGGATCAGGCAAGAGATCAGCGAAGACAAGAAAGCTCTCGTGTTCGAGAACACTGCAGTGGACAACGGGAAAATGGTAGGGCTCCGGTTGGACATCCCCACATACCAGAGGACGATGGACAAGGGCTCTCCAGTATTCCCGATTTCCGTTCACGAGAAGTGGGCTGGCAAAGCAAGTGGGAAGGCTGGTAAGATAATTGGCTACACTAACATCGCTACAGTCGAGAATCCTGTGTTCATGATTAACGAGAAGGCTGCAGAGAAAATCAAGGAAGGCAAACCAAAGTCCACGATTGCCACTGTCGAGGGTTCCTACAGGAAGACCACAAGCATCCCTGATGACATCGAGAGCTGGACTCAGGCAGCAATGAACCCACGGAGGCACAGTTACTTCTATGACCGTGAAACTGGGCAGCCAGTAGTTGGTGGAGACGTTGCAATCTCCACAGGGAACACAGTCTTTGTGAAGAACCCTGTGTTCGCCTCTGCAGATCAGTTCAGGTTCTCCCCTCAACGATCCCTCAACAATCGTGGTGGAGCCGTCTATACGACCGCTGAAGGCCACAGAGCGGTCCAGACCTCTAGCAGGGCAGGTGTGAGGGTCTACGGCCCTACGGGACGACGTATAGGCCCTGTATTCGGCTCTGTAGAGGAAGCTGAGAGGTTCTTGAACAAGTAGACACAAAACTGCCGCAGCGTATCCAACAACACTGCGGCAGTTCAGTCGTATCGTTATGTCGTATGCCGGGGTCAAGCGTCCCTTCGCACAACAAATTTACCTGTCACCCCGAGGACAACGTGTCATCGGGCAGGCGTGTGTAGTCTTGCTTAGGGATGCTCGCATGTCAATGCGGATTTAATGGAATTTTCGCATCCAGAGACATGTCAATGTGACCACCTTTTCTAGGTCGCCAAGTCCCATTGCACTGATGCCATCCAACCCAGTTGTCAGGGCTCCTGCGGCACAGTGCCTCAAATGGCAGAATCCCGTATCCGTCTTCTGGATGGAACTTTCCGCCAAACTGCTTCTCGGACATGTGGACTTGCTCATTGCTGTAGAAGTCTTTGCCGGACATCCTGACAACCAGCTTGCTGAACATCCCAACACCTGCCTGATCTAGAAACTCTACAGTAGAGACCTCACGCAAGCCCTTGTTCATTACCCTGTAGCACCAGTCCTTTGTGATCTCATAAGCAGCTTCAATGATCTCATTGCCTTTCTCGGCGTAGAAAAACGCATCGCTCACGTGACCGTGAACCTCTGTAGCAAACATAGCATTGCAACCAACAAGATTCGGGACTGGGCCATACCACTCAATATCGCAATCAGAGTAGAGCCCCCCGTTCTCGAGGATCATTTTCATTCTCATGACTTGAGCCCAGAATATCTTGCTGTAATGAAACAAATCAGCATGAGCATTCCTGCAAGTCTTCAACGTCACGAGCCTTGTGTCGAACTGTGGCTTATTCAGGCGGCTGAACTTGAGAACATTGTCGGACCACTTGCGTGGCATTGGATTTGCCTCGTGCTCACCGTATATGAAATAACAACTCTTCATCACGGCAGGATCTTCGAGAGAAACTCTCTGGCGTCTTCAGCTTCCTTCTCGTAATTAATCAGCTCAAGGAACCTTGTTCTTGAGTTTCTTCCCATTGTGTTTGCAACCTCAGGATTGATCCAGCTTCGTATCATGTCACAGTTTTCTTTCTCTGTGCCAGCGTCTAGGTCAATGCAATTGAACCCGGGCTCAAACAGCTTCATAGCAAGCTCACCCCACTTGCGATGCTCAGACATGTTAGTAATCACAGCCCTGCCTGAATACATCCACCCCATATTAGAATGCCCCAAACCTCCCCAGCCCTTTGTTGTCCACCCTAGCGTAGCTTCCTTCATCTTCTCGAAGACTCCATCAGTGCCGTGCAGAACTCCATCTGGGCAATCGATTCCAAAATACTTAAAGTCAATCTCTGGCAGCAGCTTCTTATATTTCTGATACAGTTCAGGAAACATATACCCACTTGTCACGCTATGGACGCAGTTAGACCCAGCAGGCACATTGGTATATCGGTATATGTCCGTGTTCAGCTCCTGATTAACCAAGACGCTCACATCGCTGCCGCCGGGATGAGGCACTGATCTGATGACTTTGTCCAGCCTCTCTCTTCTGTCTATGTTGCCGACATGATACACCAGAGTTGATTTTTGGCAGACCTCTGAGTGCAGCTTCTTCCAGACATCATAATGACACCAATGAGTTGGCATGACGATGTCGAAATCCATATCGATGAACCTGTCAAAGTCCAGAGCCTTGATGTGATATTGATGACACCTGTTCCAGATGTGATGCACACCATCATCAAACCTGTAACGCTCGCAGAATGGGTGATCTCCACAGTTGTGAGTCAGATACTGTCCTATTAACGCATCACAGTTGTGAGCCTTATGCATCGTCCAGTATCCCTTATCAGCCCACTCAGGACCGATTGGGATATACATCTCCCAGCCCAGACGTTTTTCAAACAAGCAATGCAACGCATACAGAAGATCTCTGTGATGTAGGTCTACAAGTATTTTCATATGTCTAGAAGTTGTCTCCACTTCCAAGTGATTTTATCAGAGCCCCATCTGTGTGCAGCCATCTCTCTCTGCCAATTGCTAATGACCATAAGGTCTTTCGGTTCGGCTCTTGCAAATCCTGCTGCTATCTCTTTCAGTTGATCAATGCTCGATGCGAGCTGGTCAGGGAGCAACAAGTCTTTCACTTCTGTTTTCCATCCAAGATCTGAACAACAGACAACTGGTATACCAACAAACATAGCTTCCATTAGCGCAAGCGTGTATGGGGCTGGCTTAGTTCCGCCATACCAGAATGCATTGTGATTCTTCATGTGACTGATCATGTCTGGGTATGATGTAGGGCCTTGCCAGTTCTTCTGCCCTTGATTGTCTGTCCCAAACAGCTTATTAGGTGCAGCAGAGCACACAGCATCCCACATATCCTTGTTGCATGAGTCAGCCCTTTGTGCAATGGATTGGACCAAAGCTATGATTTCTTTGGTTCCTCCGGTCCACTTTGGAAAGTCACTTGCGAACTTTCCAAACGGTATCAATGCATCTGATTGAACCTTGCAGTCATACTGATCAACTTCACTATACCTCACTATCTTAACACCCAGATCTTTGATCCTTCGCAGGTGCTCATCAGTGTCCTCCCATATCTGACCAATGTCCCTCCATATAACATTCCTGCCACGCATGAGTTCACTGTTGTGAATGATCCAGTCGAAGTGATGCATCACAACGATAACATCAAACATGTCCAGCAGCTCCTCTGATAGATATTTCCTGTGATCCTCTTCCTCTGCTGGAGGCTTTAGATTGTGGAAAGCCTCAATCCATTTCGGCTCCAGTTTGATATCGAGTTCTGGTCTGGTTACAGCACCCTTGCCCCCATCCCAGTATGCGCCCATAGGCATTATTCTGAGATCCGGTATCTGTGAGAGCATCCTGATCTCGTCATACTCAAGGACTTCGTGGCAGCTTAAATATAGCAGGTTCATTTGTTTATCTTCTTCAGCTTCTCAATCATTTCCTTCCCTACATCACCGCAAGACTTTAGCCCCTCCATTAGAGACCTCGCCTGATGCCTGTTCAGCTTCTTGCTCTTCAGCATCCGCTTGCAGTAGGCTATGTAGTCAGGGATATCATTCATTGCCTCCACGCTAGGCATTGTAGGAGGCAGCACGTATGGGCCATCAGGCCAGCTAATTGACTTAGCACTGAACATACGCACTGCCTCCTGAACTATCTCAGGAAGCTTGTGGTAACAGTCTCTCCTGAGAACTGGCATCAGACAAACCCGTAGGCTGATACTGTTAACGGTTCATCAGGCGTGTAATCGGGCCACGCCTTCAGTGTCAGGCAGCTCTTGAGGCTATCGTAGGCCTCGTCTAGCTCCCTTCTGGCTGACTCTAGGTCAAACTCCGTGAACTGCAGCAGAGAGCTTCTGTAGGGCCACTCAGTCTCAACCACAGCCCAATACCACTGAGCGATCTCAATCCCTGCAGCCTTGCACAGGTCTGTGTAGTTACATTGCTGCCATAGATACTTGAGCGACCTTGCAGTCCTGACGAACTGACGAGGGTCAGCTCCTCCGCCTCGAGTGGTCTTCAGGTCAATCACAACAGGCCCTGCCTTCATGTCGATCCTGCACTTCACATCGCAGATGCCACGGTAGTCTTTCGCAAACACACTGACCTCGGGATGAAAGTCCTTGATGTCTCGCACCACTGGCAGCTTCCAGAATCGATCCGCAATTGCCTTCACTGAATCCAGCTCAGACTGTTTAACAATCTGCTTGCCTGCTTCGGCCTGCTCCGACCACCACTCACGGTTTGCCTTGAGCCTGCGGTCCTGCTTGTCCTCTGGGCAGACTGAGTAGATCTTGTCAAACTCGTCACGCTCGAGGATGTAGCTGTGGGCCAGCCTGCCAAAAGCCATTGCTGGACTGTCGATGGCTGGTGCTTTCCCGGTGATCTTCTGGTGGAAGTGGTAGGGATTGTCTATCAGCTTCAGATCACTGGTGGATAAGGCTGAGTCAGCCCGGTAGACTGACTCAGCGAGACCATAGAAGGCCCCCGTCTCGAACTTAGAACGGAGACTCTGTTGCTTCGTAATCGACAGTTTCATTAGAGCCTCCGTTGATCGAGATGTATTCAGGACTGGACTTAATCTTTTCTTTCATCCACTCAGGGACACGATCCCAGTTCTTGTTGCCTGAGGTGATCTCATATACGAATGACTCATTGACCTGATCCTTGACCGGGAGCCCAGCAGGGAGCGCAGTCACACCCTCGATGTTGTCATACATGTTACCGTCCTTGCCCTTATTGTGGCTGACGCTAATCAGGCAGGCCCTGCCAATCATCGAGTCAATGCTGATCCCATTAGCCTTGTCCTTTTCAGTGAATGCCTTTCCGTTCACTCCCTGCAGGATCTTCAGCAGGATCGATTTCTCGTTCAGGGAAGCGGTCACAATCTTGGTCCTGCCTAAAGGCTGTGGACCTTCTTCCTCACGGAAGACATGCGTGTGGTCAGGAAACTCGAACAACAGTGCAAGCTGACGCTTGGGGCCGTAGTATGTCTCCTGAGTCCCTAGGTCAATGCAGCCGTATAGGCGTGATACATGTGAACCCTCGGGGACCATTTTTCTCTCTCTTTTCGCTCCTTCTTTGAACTCTAGCTTCATTTTTCTTCTTTCTGTTTTGTTTGTATTTGTTCTTCCAACGCTTTCACATCGCAGCACTGAAATATTGTCAGCAGGTGCTCGGCCTGCAAAATCGCAATCCACTTTCCGTGGTTCTTCTTCCAGACCACACAGGGTATCTGGTAGGGCTTGGCGTCTCCTTGGGCCTGTGCCAGCCAGTCCCTGAGCAATGCTTTCTCTGTATTCTTGACCTCCCAGTGGACAGGCAGATCGTGGCAAGTCACATCAGGAGCATCATGCCCCTGCTGGCTCTGATGGAACCCGGTGCGTTTCGCATCGAAGCCAAAGAACTTCAACACTGAAACCCACATGCGCTCGCCACGTTTACCTTTGTCCTTACTGTTCATGCACTTTAAACAAGATCGTGGTCATGCACATATTGATCGAGCAGATCATATATCGGCTCCAAATCCATTTTTCGTCCCCCGAGATGGTGCAAAAGTCTGACAAAGTCAGCGTGGTCAGTAACAAAATATCCCCTCCCATCGTTGTCCTCAACGGCCCCTCCCTCCTTGTAGTAAGTGAAACGCCTTTCAGCCTTGTAGTTCTCGATGTCGTCCATCGTCATTATTTTTAGTCTTTTCGCTTTCATACTATTGATCGAACGGATAACACCCACTGTCCTTGAGGTCACCCAGCCCAGACTTAGCCAGAGCCACGTATCCCAAGCAGGCCACTGTATGGAACTGCTTGATCTTGTGCGTACCGCAGATCCTGTCTGCCTCTCTTAGCACCCACTGCCGATTCGTGACCTTGCCGTAGCTCGACTCCCAGACGTCCATCGTGTCAGGCAGCCAGTCAGTGACCAGACAGTCCAGCTCTGGAGGGTAGCTTCGCTCAGGTAGCTCAGTCATCACCTCTGGCATCTGTGCAGACAGACCAATGACCCAGTCCTCAACCCGCTTCACCCACTCCCAGACTGGCTGGTTGTCGTAGGAGCCAACATTGATGTAGTCACTCCTGACAACATGATCTGGCAGTCCTGTTACCTTGCTGATTGCAGGGAAGCTGCTCCCCGTAACCTGCCTAAGCATCCAGTGAGTCAACCTCCGTGTCAGGCAGGCTGAATCAACACCTCTCGCACCCGTGACCTCAGAGACCTTCGATGTGATCTCGTTCATTGATTACAGTTAAACACATCATGACAGGATTGACAAGAATTATTTTTCGCTTGATTGCGTGTGTGCTTCTGTTATACTGGTTCCTGCGTATCTTATGAAACCATTACAACCAGTTGCCCCAGAGTGGCTATTTGATCAGGGCTGGACCCCAGCCCATCTCTCCGTATACTTGTATGTTCTAATGAGGCGAACCTGCTTTGAGGACAAGCGCAGCATCTCAGCTCGACTGCATATGAGTAAGAACACATTTTTCAAAACCCAGAAGGACCTGATTGAGTCCGGCTGGGTCACCGCCGAGAAGCAGGGGAAGAAATCCTGCCTCACTGCATCCCTGTCTGGGACGTGTCTCAAATCAGGGACACGTTCTGATAACGTGTCGCAAATTAGGGACACGAAACAGGGAACGTGTCCCAAAATAGGGACAGTAACTAATAATACTATAGTTAATACTGTAGAAGATACTGTATTAAGGGCAGGTAAGGATGCAGCCTTTGTCGCAAGCTACCTCGTGGGCTCTGCCTTGAGAGGAGGTGCTCAGTGAAGTCAGAATGGAAGATCCCTCACTCGAGCCAGCATGAGTCTGCTGTTCTGGGTGCTGCCCTCGATGGAGGGTTTGAAGAAGCTCTCGAGATGGGCGTAGGCCCTGACCACTTCCACGGCCAGATTCACAGGAAGATCTGGAATGCTGCAGCCAAGCTGGCAGACGCAGGCAGTCCTGTAAACATCATGACCGTGAAGGATACTACCGAGGGATGCGGAATGCTTCTCAATGAGCTTCTGGATCAGGGTTACAGTCCCTCGATGCTGGGCTACTATGTGCCAAAGCTGGAGGATGCTCGCATCAAGCGGTCCGTGTTCCTGCGCTACTACAATGCACTCGATCATTTCTCTGATGACATGCCAGCCAAGGAGCTGCTGCAGAGGCTCGAGAATGACTTCTACGAGGTCACCAAAGCCAACTCTGGGTCAACTGACCAGAAGGAGGGCTGGAAAAAGCTCCTAGGGCAGCTTGAGGGAGCTTGCAAGGGCGGTCTGCCTGATTACACCTTAAAGACTGGCATTGGGGCCTTAGACGCCATCCTCGGAGGTTTTGAGCCTAGCTCAATGAACACCATAGCAGCCAGACCGGGCTGTGGTAAGACTGCCTTTGCCATTCACATCATGAAGCAGGCAGCCCAGAGAGATGAGCGTGTGGTGTATTGGTCATATGAGATGGGCTTCGATCAGATCGCAGGCAGGCTTCTGGCCAATGTGAGCGGAGAAGATGTGCAGCACTTCAAACGGACTGGTCTCGGTGACGTGAACAAGATCGCCACTGCAGCCTCAGCTTGCACCCGGCTGCCCATCACAATCGAGGACAAGACACTACCCCTGAACAGAGTCCGGTCTATGGCTCGCAGGATGGCCCGTGAGAAGGAAGTCAAGCTGTTCATCATCGACTACCTGCAGATCATCACGGCCAGCCATAGATACAACAGCAATGTTGAGAAGGTCTCAGACTTCAGCAGGACCATCAAGATGCTGGCTATGGAGACAGGAGTGCCTGTCCTGTGTCTCAGCCAGATGAACAGGCAGATCGATATGTCAGAGCGAGAGCCATCCCTGTCAGACCTGCGTGAGTCAGGAGCCATCGAGCAGGACTCGGACACGGTCAGCTTCCTGCACCAGCCAGATAAGACCAACGATAGCAGGGTGGATATCATAGTCAGGAAGAACCGCCACGGCAGGACAGGGAAGGTTGAGCTTGAATGGACCAAATGGAACGGTAGATTCAGTGCTGTTGATCGCTCCAAGGAACTCACAACCAACTCCCCCCTCTAAACACATGCTCATTCAGATCCACTATACAAGCAAGGCCAGCGAGTCCCTAGTATCACTCGAGATGCAGGTAGCTGACCTGCTGGCGTTGGGTGGAATCATGAAGACTTTAGCACTAATTAGCGACGACGACATGCACTTCAATCAGGGAATCGAGGAAGACGACGATGAGTAGACTAATCATAGGCCTTTGCGGCAGGAAGCACTCAGGCAAATCAACAGCAGCAGAGGCAATTGTCAGGCATCTCGAGGACGATGCCACAGTCATCAGCCTAGCAGGCCCCATCAAGCAGACCGTAGAATCAATGACCGGAGCCTGCTGCAAGCAGGACAAGGAGATCCTCAGGCCAGTGCTGCAGGCATACGGGGAAGCAATGAAGCAGCTCTACGGCCAGAAATACTGGGTAGAAGCAGCCACACGGCGATGGAACGTGCTGTGTAACCACTACAGCAGCATGATCTGTGATGACATTAGATTCCCATTCGAGGCAGACTGGATCAGGTCCCTCGGAGGATTCGTCATAGGGATCAACAGCCCCAGAACAGACACCTCAGACACGCACACGTCTGAGACCAGTGTGGATGACATTATCCCAGATTACACAGTCTGTAACGATGGCAGCATCTACGAGTTCAGAGGGAACATCCTAGCAGCAGTCAAGCATTATGAGGCCAACATACGAGACAAGTGAGGACAGAGCTAATCAGGAGCTAGTCAAGGCCAAGATCGAGATGATCATGCAGCAGCCACTGCATGAGCTTCCGCCTAGGCACTCCTTCGATTACGCAGCGACCAAAGAGGGAGAGATCACACACATGATCGAGGTCAAGTGCAGGACAAATCCCCTGAATGAATACCCCACATTCATGCTTTGCCTCGAGAAGTTCCACAACGCATTCAGCTACTGTCAGATCAATGAGTTCCTGCAGGCCACACTGTGGGTGCAGTGGACAGACGCCCTAGGAAGCATCGACATGTTCCAGCCATTCAATGACTGGAGAATGGGCGGCAGATCTGACAGAGGAGACTCTCAGGATATGGGAGTGGTGATCCATATCCCCATCGAGAACTTCACCATCCACAAAGACCCACTACAGAAATGAAAGAAACTAACCTCCTCGAGATCGGGGACAAATACGTATTCGCAAGCTGGGAACACCCAGCCTCAGACATGCAGATCATAGCCATATACCGTGACGCAGACGGTGATGGCAGATGGCAGCTAGACCAGTTCAGAGGACCGTTCTCAAGGCTCGTAGACGGCAAGATACTGACCCAGATAAGCCCACAGGACTACCCGGTCTTCCAAGCTGCCTCTACAGCCTCCTCAGAGCTGTTTATTAAGCTCAATGGAGAGGGTGTAGCAGCAGTCAAGGCTGGCTGGTCTGGGACAGTGTATGACCGCTAAATTAACACTTGAACGGGCCCACAGTCTGTGTCATTAATATAACCGTTGTTTCCACTCCTTGCTGGTGACCCCTTCAGATGGAGACACCAGATCCACAATATCACTGAGAGTGTATAGTGGAGTAGCTCCCAACTCCCCCTGAGATCGCACAGTCTCAGGGGGTTTTTTGTGCTTTAATCTAGCACGCTGAAAAGGCTTGCTTTACGCCCTAGGCCACATATAATTGGATGGGCGGCTGGCAGAATGTAGTTACATTTATCCAGCTCCCATCCATCTCATTATGGGAGTAAAAACGAAGTGGAATCCTGACCTAGAAGCCAGTGGTATCAGACGATACACTGGCACTGGATTAAAGAAACAGGACCCTGAGAGATACGAGAGTATACTCAAGGCTGCTAAGAAAGGATTCGGCACAGAGACACTGCAGGAAGTGTTCGGCATATCACGGGAATTAGCCGTGACTATGGTCGAGAAAGCTGAGAGAGATCCCAAGGCTCAAGAGGCTTTCCTGCAGGAGCTTGTGAAGACAAGAGACACAGCTCTGGAGAAGCTCGGAGATGCCCTGAAGTCAGGTGAGCTGAAGCCTCAGAGTTTACCCGTCACAGTAGGGATACTGATTGACAAAGTTGAGACACTGCTGGGCAAACCTTCGACAACTATTAGACACGAGACTGTGAATCTGTCAGAAGAGGTGCTGACCAAGCTGATTAAGAACTGCAAGCCAAAGCAAGTTATTGACGCAGAGGTGGTTAGCATCGATGGACAGAAGTGACACAACTGAACATAATAAATATTGTGCGAAACTCCACGGGCTAGATGGGGGGAGGGGGTCAGACGCTGGCGAAATACATCGATTTCGTTGCGGATCTCCCCTCGTAAAATAGATGAGCAACATGTATACGCAGAAGAGCGATGCCCCAAGTGGGCCTACATTAATCGAGCCTAACACTGGCTATCTCGGCAAGGCCCCCTCTATGGAGGCTCAGATCATCATGCTTCTTGATGGCATTGATTTTGAGCGCATATGGCGGTTCAGAAGCTGGTTCCTAGCCGATATGACGCCTTACAGCTACATGAGCCTCCCAGAGAGCCCTGAGGTCCTTAGAGAGCGTCTCAGGGGCTATCTCGAGGCATTTGTGAGGGAGTTACGGGACAAGCTTGATATGAGCTTGGAGCACAGGGTTGAGAACTGGGTGATTAGGGACAGGGGAGGCTGGCTGCAGGTGGACTGGTCGATTGACAGTTATAACGCTATTGATGATTTATGAGCGAGGCTGAAGGTGCGAAGAAGAGCCCTAGGAAGCGTGGCAGGAGGGCTAAGAGGCGAACTGGGCTGGATACAGCGGAACTCCGCTGGAAGGCTGGCAGAGAGCCTAGGGAGGCCACTGTGAAGGGTAGGCCGTTTAATATGCGTCTACTGGAGACGGATCTGGGGCTAGTGAGGGTGTCAGACAACAGGGACTTCCAGAAGGGGCTGAAGATCCCTGTCTGGGTGGAGCAGGGAACTGGCAAGCTTGTCTGTGTTGGGTCTCCAAAGCAATTGGATCGCTGGGAATGAATTGGACACAGCACCCAGTCTATCCGGTCCCTAGCAGGGAGGAAGCCGAGGCTATGGCCTCTGAGGGGGTGCTGCAGGACTACTACCTCAAGAGGGAGGAGCTGATCAGGCTCGAGAAGGCTGATCCCTTTAACTACGGCTCTGACTGGCATAATACCACGGGCCTGTTCAGGCACTGGAAAGATGCTGATGAGGCTCTGGAAGATCCCAAGGTAGATCTCGTCTACATTTTCGGTGGTAACCGTGGTGGTAAGTCGAGGTATATGGCCTCGAGGGTTGTCAGGACCTTGGCTAACAAACACAGGAGTGCTGTGTGGTGTTGTCATAGCACACACGATAGCTCAGTGCAGGTTCAGCAGCCGTATGTGCATGAGTATCTGCCGCTGCCTTGGAAGGAGCAGAGGACGGGGCAGAGGTCTGTGGTGAACATAGGCTTTAGCCAGAAGAATGGTTTTAGCAACAAGACCTTTGTGGCTCCGAATGGTAGCCAGTGCTGGTTCAAGAATTACAGTCAGGAACTCAGTTCTATGGAGGGAACGGAGCTGGACTTGATCTGGTGTGATGAGTTGGTTCCTATGGCGTGGATTCAGACGCTGAAATATCGTCTAATCTCACGTAAGGGCAAAATGGTCGTGACCTTCACTCCGATTGAGGGATTCACGAGCACGGTC